TTACGCTTTTACAATCGCAGAGTCAAATCCTGCTGCTTTCAATTTTTCCTGCAAGGAAATAGCATTTGCTTTGTTGCGATACGCTCCGACCTGTACACGATAAATAGAATCTTTATCACCTACGCTTGTCTCTGATCCAGAAGTTGCAGCATCGTCATCAGATGTGTTATTGGATGGTTCAATGTACTGCTGTCCTGTAATTCCGTAAACAATCGCACTTGCCATGCTCTTATAATCATACAATGCTACATCGTCCTTATCATCCACAAAGCAACATTCAATCAGCATTGCCGGTGCTTTTGTTTTCCGGAGTACATACAGTTTCTTATTCGTTTTTACACCACGATTTTTAAATCCAAGCTTTGCAATCTCCATAGCTACGCTCTGCGCATAGTTTTTTGATTTGCTGTTATCGCTGTAAATATAAACCTCTGTTCCGGTTGTCTTTTCGTTTCCGTTCATATCTTTAGCACCTGCATTAAAGTGGATAGATACATCAAGATCAGCCACATGAGCATTGCATTTTCCTACGATGTTACAAAGCACGTTATTTGCACTTGTGCCATTGTCAACCGTACAGTCATACACGGTATGCCCGAGACCTTTTAACTGTCTGATAACCTCATTCTTTACATTTCTCGCTTCTGTTGATTCCCGGATGATTCCGATAGCTCCACATGCTACTTTTCCGTCCGGGTTGTGTCCTGCATGTACGTTAATAACCATTCTTTTATTCCTCCTTCTTTTCAATATACTGCTTAAATAACTGGTGCAGTCCTGTGCTTGCCAGACCGCTGAATAATCCACTTAATAAAATAGGTGCTGTAACTGTCCATCTGTTAATCCAAATGGCTAAAAGCACACCTAATACCGCACAAATGGTAGGGATATACTTGTTGTCCACATCCTTAATCCACTTCTTCACGACATAGCCTACACAAAGGCAAATGCCTACGATCACCGGCACCATAAATTCTGTTAAAAATCCTAAATCTGTCATGTTTAAATCCTCTCTTTCTGCTTCAGATGAAGCTCTTCAATCTCGTTTTTCATCTTTGTGACCATTCCATTTCCGCCCAACGCATGATAGGCATTGTACATTTCCATAAAATTTTGGTAGGCATAGGATGGAATTTCTTTGAGAGCCATGTATTTATCATGGTACTCAATCAGTTGCACACGAAGCAAAAGCATCGTTCCTCTGCTATTCGCATCTCTGTCTGACTTCTGATTTTTCAAAAGCCACACTATGTATCCCATAAATGCTGTCAGAACGATAGGCAAAGCAATCGTGTACGTTTCTTTTAACATCTCCATTGGATCATCTTCCTTTCTTTTGTATAATTCAATTATAATATTTCAGAATAATTTTTTGTTCCATTTTACTTCGCATAACCAGAGTTTAACTAACATTCCTATATTCAGATGTGGTCGAATTAGAGTATCGTATGATAGTCCTCAATATTTAAAAGCAAATGTTGTTTTTGATAAAGAAATGCCATCATATGATTATTCAGTTGCTATTGGCATTGACTCAAATGTTCTCGATTGCACAGCTATATACTATGAAAACAGAAGCGTACATGGATTTGGAATTTCCATATATAAAGCTGACGCAAAATTCACAAGCGTTGACGGTGTAAATCTGTCTTGGATTGCTGCAATGTAGTTTTTTAGCAACAGAAATTCTGCTTATATAGTATTTGCACGTATTTTCAGATTTTTGACCACCTGTAATAATAAGATTTTTTAATTAAGAACAATGAAACCTGCTCCGAGACTTCCACCACCGCTATCGTTGGTTTTAAAACCGCATTGTGTTCCTGCGTAAAAGTTCATTTGCACGCCGTCTAAGCTGGTACCGTTGTCTCGATGTCCCATTTCACCGTTAGAAAAAAAGTCTATGTCACGTTTGTTATAGCCTTGCCAATATACTGTAGCAGTAAAATTTTTTGTAGGAACTATACCAGCACTATTTACTGTGAAAAAATTGGGATTTACACCGACCCATCCTGTTACCCACTGTCCATTGGAATAGCTGTCTATTGATCGCCATCCTGCTATACAACTGCCACTAGGAACACCTGCTGATTGACCAGCAGCATAGCCAGTATTATAGCCATCCTCATATCTTTTAAAAGGGGATACTGTACCGGCACCTCCTGCTCCACTTCCAAAGTATTTATATAAAGTGCTATTATCTGCTGATATGGATCGTCGCTGTACGATACCCCAAACAGTACGGGCGTTACTATCTACATTTGAATCCGTAGACAGAACACCTGAAAACCAATCTGCATTAGCGACAACCGCATCAAACTCAATCGAATACATAGGAGTTATTTGCCCCATCAAATAATTTTTATTTATATAATCGCAGACAGCTTTTGCGTCAGCAGCAATATTTGGCAGTATTAATCTGAGATACGTTTTCTTTGAATTATTAACATTAGTTAAACTCTGGGATACATCCGCGAACCCCGCCTCAATTCTATCTTCCAGATCATTCATGTTTGCAGCATTAAAAGCATCACCCTCCTGCAAGATTGTTCCTTCATCCCTTGCAACTGTCACAAGATTTGTACTGCCATCTTCCATCGTAATCAGTCTGCGGTTAATATACTCTGCAATTCGATTTTTCCATGTTTTCTTTGTAAATCCCATAATATGTCCTCTCTTCCTATAATAATAGTCCGGTATCATCTCCGGCATATACCTCTGATCCACAGTAATAATTGAAGTTGTTAAGTAAAATGCCATACACATCATCTAATATTTTCTCTATATCATTCATCTTCTGGTATGTATTGACTGGCATACTCGGTGTCTGCGGCGTGTCTCCATGAATCATGTACGCATTTCTGATAACCTCTGTGTTATTTATGACTGACATTAAAAATGTCTCATTTGGATGTTCTGGAACGTCTGCAACCGTAAGATTAAGTTCCAGAACATCTGATAATAACTTTGTGTTATTCTGGATTCTCTGCATATCTGATCGATTCAGTGCGCCTTTCATCCCGGCAAGCCATTCTGTTTTTTCGTCTACATTGAAATTATCCCATCCTTTCTGTAACAACTCCAACATGCGATCCACATCACTCTGTGACCGGTCCGTCACTGTCTGCATCCACACCAGCATAAGCAACCACCTCACTTTTCAGACGCTCATTTTCTTCTTTTAAAGCTTTGTTTTCCTTTGTGAGCTTCAGATTTTCTTTTCTAAGCTCGTCATAATAAGGATTAATTGGATTGTAATTCATCAGATCAGCACATCTCCTCCCGTATATAATTCAGTTCCGGCAAACACATCCTCGGTAACGACAATTGAGTATCCCCTGCATGTTGCAGTTGCGATAAATCCACCTGTCAAATCAAGCGTCTGGCTCTCAATCAATGTTGTCGATGTCTTTCCACCAATCGAATTTATATTTGCCCAATTTCCTACCTGCTCTAAGTCAACCAGGTACTTCATTCCAACCTTTTTTCTCAAGGCATGATAACCTAAAAGATAAGCGGCGATGTCGGGTAATATATCAGCATTATAAATAGTACATCCACTGTATTTCTTTATATTTTCTGTTTCCCCGGCTTCGATTTTATCCACACGTTTCTCATAAGAAAAAGTCGTGTTTGCATATTTAATACCTGTAATATGGCACTGTCCGGCATCCGGCATATTAATGATGAGATAATTTGTTTTTACTTCTTTCAGCGTGCCGGCACTTGCCGTGATAGACGATGGAAGATATGGACTTGAGAATGTGATCTTGGTATCTCCGGTCGGCAATGTTTTCTTATAAATGTCTGAGGTTTTTTCTTCCAATGCATAGTTTTTCATCTCAATATTCACACCAGAGATATATTTTTCAAGAGATACTTTCGTATTTCCATTAAATTTGCGATCCGTCCCGACAGTGGATTTCACATATCTGTCTGGCTTATAAACCTTGATGGTATCGCTCCGGCTGTCATCTGCAACCGCTCCACACGCAAAGCATACCTGTTGCAATGCCTTACGGCACGTCTGGATGGCTAAATAGCCACTTAAAAGTATGTTGCCGACTTCTTCATCAATCGTATATTTTTTGATACCGGCAGTGGCAAATATTGCATTCAGTATCACTTCTGCACGGACATTGTTATATACCTGTCCGTCATAAAATGTATACTTATCTAATAACCCAACTACATCAATCAACTTAAATTTTGCAATATTCTTTGAAAAAGAAAAATCGTCGATAAAGAATGCTCCCATAGGAATCATGTTTCCGTTATTAAACTCTGACAATGTGACTTCCTGCGTTTTCTGCACACTCTTCCATGCTCCGTTTTCGTTTTCTGCGTCAAAGTCATTATTCATATCAACAATTGAAATATCCGCTTCGTTGATAGACAAGGATGCAGAGGTCACATCAATGTCTTCCTGCATCTTGGCTGTCTGGATCATATCCTTATCCAATACGATATATTTTCCGTATAAAATGTACTGAAGCTTAATATATCTCTGTGGAAAGCTTGTTCTTACAAATTCAATCTCGATTTTTCCGTAATTCTGCACCTGATTATTGCAAACATAAATAAGGCTGTCCGGGTAAAATGTCTCTGTGATTAATTTTGTACCGGCGATTGTATACCATGTGATTTTCAGCTCTGCTGGTGGCTCATCTTCAAAATAAAGTGTGATCGCTGCGGATGTATGTTGCTCATTAAATGTGATTGTAAGTTTAGGATTCGTTTCAAAACTACAGTCATTCTTTGATAGACTGTCATTCCAGAACGCAATATCCTGCGGATTGTCCTGCAGCACACTTTTACTTCCATCAAGTATAAATTGGTTCAGTTCAAAAGTTCCATAATCGGACTGCTTTGTCTGATCTGCAAATAACTCTATTGAACCTATGCCCTGGTTATCATCTGTCGTGACCGAAGCATCCGCAAGTGCGGTAACATCTATAAATTTCATTTCTGCCCTGCAATATGTTCTCATAAATGCCCCCTTACGGTGTCCTTGATGGTTTCTTGCTCGTCATTTTCCAAGACAATCCTTTATACTGCGCTCCGTTGTCCAGTACCTTTTCCACTTCATCTTTAATAGAGGAAAAATACCCATAAAAATCAAACTGCTTACTAGCATCCGGTAGTAATACATGATGGAATCTGTTATCGCAATCCGTGATATGATCTATCAGCCTGTCATACATTTCTGCATCATCGATCGTTCCAATTGAGATTGTATAATTCTTATAAAGTCCGATGCTCTCGATTTTAATGTCGCCGTCCTCTGTCCTCTCTGCATACTTTTCCAGAAAGTCCAGTGTCCTCTGGATAGACACCAGAGGGATATTATATGTAATTCCATCAATGATAAGTCCTTGCGTGTACTTATGTTTCATCTTATCCCTCCGCTATCCCAAGTCTTATTTCTTCATCCTGCAAATATGGCAGATTGATTCTTGCGAACTCTTTACCATCCACCGAAAGTACTACTGTCTTAGCACCGCTATAGTCCGGCATTTTGCTTGCAAGCTTTGATGCGAGGTCGTCCATCCAGCCAGTGTTATTTTCAAGCGGCAGGACAGCTTCTCTTCCGGCTTCTCCGATTTCTGCAAGTGTCCTTCCGGTTGTTACGCCACCGTTGGCAAGACGAGGCAGATTTACAGTAGGAATTGTCGGAATACTTGGATGCCATGATCCGCCACCCAAAAAATCAGGTAAATCAAATCCAATGCTGTTAAAGCCAGAAATTAATGAATTGATACCATTAATAACACGGTTTACCATATTTTCAAACATCTGGATAACACTGTTCACAAAATCTTTTACCGATTTTTCTGTCTGGCGTAATGCTTTGTCTGTGTCTTTCGTAAGTAATGCATGAATTGCGGCGAATACAAGTTTTACCCCTGCCAGCAAAAAATTGATCAGATCTAAAATAAAATCGACGCTGTCTTTTATATTCTGGCTCAGGGTTTTAATAATCGGCAGAATTACCGGAAGCACATTTTCAATAATCCATGCAATAATCGGCTGTAAAATATTTGTCCATAAATCGTTCAGTATGTCTATCACGATTCCCATTATTTCGAAAATATTATCAAACACAGGCTTTAAATGATTTGCATAGGTATCCTCAAACATTAACGCCAGATTCTGTAAAATAGGCTGCACATAAGTGTTCCAAAATTCAAGAAATTTTTCTATTAATTCTGACATTCCATTTTTTACATTTTCGATAAACGGATGAATATGTTCATCGTACAATTCTGTGATTTTATCGGTCACATGCTGCACGCCGTCTGATATAGTCGTTGTCAAATCCGCAATCACACCAAGAAGTCCATCCAAAGCATCTTTTAAAGCATCCTGATTTTCTACAAAAGGTGTCACGATGCAATCGATAATATCTTTTCCAAATTTTGCCGCATTCTCCGTAACCATCATGAATGCATCCGAAAAAATCTGAATCAGGTTTGCTGTGATCTGCTGTCCGTTTTCATCCCCAAATACAGAAAATACATTTGCGAATGCATCTGCCCCTTGTGATGCCAACACTGAAATATCAGATGCTATATCAAACATGTCGATAATATAATTTTTTATATTTTCAGAATTACTTTCAAGATAAATAGATATCCCACCAAGAAGATTTTCTGCTATGGTAGCACCTATGCTCACTACAGATGCCGAAATGCTTCCAAGTGACCTTGAAAAAGTCATAGCAAAATTATCAGCAGATGCAGAAACTTCACTATCTGAAAAAATATTTAAAAATGAATTCTTTATGCTTTCTATACTGGATTTAATATTATCAAATTGTAAAGGAATATCTAAATTGCTCCAGGTTTCATCCCATCCATTTTTTATAGAATTTTTTAATTTTTTTAAATAATCTATAAATGGCTGGATTTTATCTGATAATTCTTTTCCAGTAGGAACTTCTTCATATAAATCAGATCCGCCACTACCAGATCCACCACTACCGCTTCCAGAATCATTTTTCTGCAATACATTCAAGTCATCAAAAGCCGCCAATGCTCCAGCTGCTTTTTTGGCAGAACCGGCTGTTTTATCAAGAGATGCCGCATAGTCTACCTGCTGCTTCTTTGCCTTTGTCCAAGTGCTTTTTCCGCTTATAGCCGCAATAAATCTATTCATGGCATTAATGGCATTTGTAAGCCATGTGCATAAAGTTACGATTGCTGGTGTCAATGCAGATATGATAGGCGCTGTCAATGCTCCAATAGAATTTTTCAATGTAGCCGTAGCACTTGCCATTTCAGACATTTTTCCGTTAAATTCAGAAGAATACTTCGCCATGTTCTGTATACCTTCTGTAAATGCCTTGGATATGGTCTGAGATACTTTCATAACCGCACCGAATATTGCAAAACTAACTACGGTCTGCTTTATTCGTTTCGCCATGTCAGATATTAAGCCAGAGGATTTTTTTGCTGATTTTCCTACTTTTTCAATGTCTTTCGCACCAGCACCAATAGTTTTCTCATTAGCAGCTGTTTCTCTCATCTTCTGATTAAGGACTTCCTGTTTGCTCTGTACATCAAGAAGCTTTTCAGATACTTTGCTATATTCCTCTGTAGTTGTAGGATCTATAAAAGCAGTTCCTAAAGATTCCATTTCTTCAAGCTCGCCTTTTGCATATTTAATTGAGTTTGTTAATTTCTCAACGTCGTATTGCATTCTTTTAAAGGTTGTGCTTTCACTGCTTCCACCTGTTTCTAAGAATTTATCCATTCTGTCAGTAAGTTTACCAAGAGAAGCAGTATCTTTTTCTATCTGCATCTGCACAGCCTTATATTCCTCTGTCGGAATCTTCTGACTTGCCAGATCTTTCAGTGTCTTGGAAAACTTATCAGCTTCTCTTGCAAGCTTCTGAAACTGTGATTCCATCTGCATGAGCTTACTTGATGCTTCTCCATTTTCAATCAACGTTTTTATTCTGATTTCACCATCATATTCAGCCATGCTAAAAACCTCATTTCTTAAACTGCTTCAATGCTTCCTGTTCTGTTTCTTTCTGCTTTCTTATTTCTTCCATCATACGATCATAATCATCTATCTTTTCTTTTTCTTCGCTGGTATACTCTTTTTCTGGCTGTTCCAAAGCATATTTATTCTGTGCGTTTCTGATTGCATCTTTTTCTTTGGAACTCATGTTCTTTTCAATCTTCTTCTGTCGGATCTCAATTACCTCCATGAGAGAAGATAATCTTCTTGGCATATTCCAGATCAAGCCATTAAATTTCCACCAGTGCATATCTGCTACGGACAAATCAATACCGTATATCTGCAAAAAATCTGCATATATTCTCCATTGATCTACATCATAGTCAATAAAACGCTTTGTATTTTTGCTACTGCCGGTATTGTCGTGATACCATCCGTTTAAATACCAAGAAATACATTCATTTAACTCATGGTGCTGTGGATGGTCTCTAAGTTCTCCGTATTCATCAGAGAACATAAGATAAAGAATAGAAGTTGTTTTCTCGTACTCATTCATTTCTTTGTCATATTGCAAAATATAAATCTGCATACCTATGCGGAAATCGGTATTTACTTTGTATCCGTTCCATTCAGTAGGCAAATTGTCAAGCATGACATTGTTCATTATTTTGCCCCACGTCTTTTAATATTGTATCTGTTCTGCACCTGTTCAAAACGTTTATTGAAAAGCTTATTCATAACAGGGATAACCTGCTCTACAAACTCCACGATTGCAAGTTCATCCGGGACAATATCTCCGTAAATCTGTTTCATGGCATCTTCGCCAAACAACCCATCTATACTTTCCGTAATCAGATTAAGATATTTCACACGAATGCTGTTCAGTTCTAATGCTGCATCCACATTCATATCATCCACATTCATATCGTCTTTGTGGTTATTTCTCCATTCGGCGGCTTCTTTTTCACAGTTCTGAGATATATTATTTAATTTATCAATTACACCTGCAAACTTCTTAGCTGTGTCTGCATTCGCTGTATCTACTGTTATAACTGTAATAAGATCTCCGTCTTCGTCTTTTATTGCAATTTTTTTTATGCCACTGCTTAATTTAATTTCTTCCATTTTTAACATCCTTTCCTAATGTGGGACACCAAGGAAAGGTAGGCATCCCACATATGCTAATTTTTAATTAACACCTATGCAATTGGGTAATCTTCATCCAAAGCCAAAGCACTTACTTTAGGTGCCCATGTGAACGATCCATCACCAGCAATAGTGATTGTTCCAAGTTCTACATCTCCATTTCCATTAATCTGGACTGTAGACTTTAAAATATCACCACCTGCTCCACCAGTGCTTGATGCACATACAGTTACTGGGACACGGATACAATCTCCGGATCCGCTTGTAATATCAGCTTTAAAGAAGCGATAATAATATGTCTCGCACTGATCTCCTGTTGGAAGTTTTTTAAAAACATCATTAAACACTGTCTGCATTTCATCTGACAAATGTTCTCTTTCTGGAGACATTGAAAATGCATACCCTTTTACAGAGTTGCTTGCATTTTTCATGTTTACGTACTGTGTGCTTTCTGTGTTAGGTCCCCAGTCTTCAGAAAGCTCTGTGAAACCATCACCCATTTCAGCAAGCTTTTCACTTTTTCCACCCATAAGGCTTCCAATATCCAAAAGTGAGACCATGTTAGTTCTGTCTTTTGCCATGAGTATTCCTCCTATTTTTTATAAAAATATTTAAGCTGCATATTAATTACTAATTCTGTTGTTTTTCCATCTGCTGTACCGCAAAATACATCCGATGTGCGGTTGATTTGTTCTGCATCAAAATTTTTATCTTTTAATGTAAATTCTCCACTTTCAAGGAACTTTGCAATATTTTCAAGCAGATTGCTTGCTGCAATATTATCCTTGTTTGTTGTTGGATTGCTTTTGTATACGATCTGGAACGTCATTTGTCCGACATAAGAACCGCTGACATATTTTTTCAAATAAACAGGATCCTGCGCCGGAAAAACTCCAATAGACTGAGTATCTTTTATGCTGTTCCATAAGATTGTTGAATTTGATGGTTTGAAACCGGGCGGAAAATTTGGATAACTATTTATCATATCAAGTATAGCTCTTTGCGCCGTTTCTGCATCTGATACAAGCATTATTTTTGGCTTTTCATCCAAATCATTTACCTCCAATCTCAAACCTTGGTATAAGGCTGTAAACACCGATAGTATTCACTTTGTAGCAATTCCCTTTTTCATTTACCATGTACTGGAAGAATTTACCCGGATAATCGTCTGAATTAATTAATCCAACAGGCAGTTCCCTATCAATGAGAAGTTCATCTTTCTTTGCAATCACTACGAAGTCAAAATCATTACTTCTTAAGGTGAAATGCTTTAGCTTTTCTTCTTCGCTCATGTTCTCCCAGTCTGGTGGATTAGCATAATTCAATGTGCCATCATTCGGGATTTTTACAAGAAAACTATCTGCATCTTTCATTCCAGACTTACTTATGTTCTCTGCCTGTGTAAGCTCAATTCTTACATTTTCAAATAGAGTACCGAAATAATATTCAGTTTCTAAAGTGTCGTTGTAATGCCTGTTATATAAAACCACGGCATCTTTATATCCGATTCCCATAAGCTAAACTCCCATGTACAAAAGGTTTTCATTCCTTGAATCAACCATTCCTGTTAGGTAATTTGATGCAATATCGTAGCACTTTCTATTAAGTGCCATTTCTGATTTTGCAAGCTCTACAAATGTAGAAGAAGATGCTCCGGCATCATAAGATACTGATTCACTTCCAGAAGTCATGCTCTTAATCATTTTCCCTTTTACAGTTCCGTCCGTATTTGCAATAACACCAAAGTTATTAACTGCCGCGGAGTATTCAGATACATTCTTTAGCAATTCAGCTATTTCGCAGGTGCAATCTTTGATATTATCCCACCATGCATCTTCTGACTCTGGCTGAGAATAAAACAAAATCCTGTTTGATGTGATCGCATTGATTCTTCTTTCCGCTTTTCTTTCATATGGAGCAAAGTCTTTTTCGTTTTTGAACAAACTTCCACCATATTTAGTTTGGTAATATTCAAAATCTACATATGACATTGCTCCACACTCCTTATTGCTGTGATAAGATTTCGCTGATAATATCAGCTTTCTTTGTTGCGGTCAGTGAATACCCTTTACTCTCTGCCAGTGCCTTAATTTCTGCAACTGTAAGAGAGTTTAAGTATTCTTCCGTGAGTTTCCCACTAGCATTTACCGCCTGTGTAGTGGGAACTATTCCCCCGGTGTGATTGAAACGTTAGCTACTGCATCAATGAACTCTGCAAAAAGTACAAATCCTAACAGTGCATAAGTTACGCTGGTTGCACGATCGTAATCGCCTTTTACCTTAAATCCGATAAGATTTGTTTCTCCGCTGACAGTGTAAGAAAGACCGGCTTTCTCAAAATCTGCGTCAGATGGATCTACATAATAAGCAACGATGTTGTTCACAGGTGTTGCCAGAACTTTTCCTGCTGGGATTTCGTTGTCAGAGCAAAGGAACATAATGTCTGCTCCGAGGAATCCCTTGACATAGGTAAGTCCGAAGGCTGTCTGCAAAGTAATGTTTGAATCTCCAAGATAATCATAGAAATCCATGATATTTGCAAACACTGCAACTCCTGTAGCAGTTCTGTGCATTGACTTGAACTTATTCTTGACAGATCCAATAGCTTTAGCTACCGCCATCTGGAATGTTTTTGCAGTGTTTGTAAGTGTACCAGTTTTCAGATAGTTGTAGAATTTTGTTGTAATTCCATCCTGCAGGTCTGTCTGGAACTCTTCATCTGTCATTTCACAAGCCACTTCATATCCATGATCCTTGATAGCTTCGATAGAAACTTCTTTTGCATATTTTTCAAGAGTAATCTCTGAATAAGGTTTCTCTTTTACCTCGTAATGTGTTCTTGGAATCACATCACCTTCTGCTACAGTTCCGCTCGCTAACGTTCCTTCTGCATATTTGCTTTTAAGAACAACTCCCGGCAGTTTTCTAATTGCTCTTGAAATTCCAAGAATTTCTCTTAAAGCTTCCCAGTTTCTTTCAAAAGATGTAACAAAATCAATTTCCCTTGCCGTTACATCAATGTCTCCTGTTGTAATCAGTCCTGCGTTTGCTGCAAAGAACTGCAAATTTGTGTTCATCGTTATTCTGTTTTTGTTCATATAAAACTCCTTTACTGTTGGAATAAAGAAATGTTTTCGGCAATTGCTTTCTGACGTTCTGATCTATCTTTGATAGATAAAATGCTCTCTCTTGTTGCATGCTTATCACCACCGGGATCATTTTCATTCGGCTTTGTAAAACGCGCCGGCGGAGTCTGCTTATTTACAAATGCATTTGCATCTGTCTTTTTAGCTTCCTCAATAAGATCACTGAACCCTATCAGCTTTCCATTTCTCACGCTTACGCCTTTGGAAATGTCTTCCATAATGGCTTTCTTTGCAGATTCAGAAGTAAACTCGATTTCCGCAAATGCTTCTTTCAAAAGTTCATTCTTCTCATGCTCTGCGATTTTGGCTTCGTAATCTTTTTTGGAATCCTCTGCCTGTCTCTTCCAGTCATCACGCTCTTTTAAAATGTCTTCCGGACTTTTTCCATCCAACCCTTCAAGCATTTTCTCTGCTGATTCTGCCCGGTTTTTCCACTGTTCGGATTCTGATGAAGCTTTTTTAACTTTGTCTTCCATTTCTTCTTTGGAATACAGCTCTTCACCCATACTCTTTTTAAGAGATTCTTTCTGTTCGTCTGAAACTTCAATTCCGAGTTTCTTTAATTCGTTTGCTACGTTTACCATGTTTCTACCTCTTTCTTTCCAAGTTGTTACTCCGGTCAGTCCGGCACGAATGAGTTGCTATTTACTCCATAGCTGGCAATTGGGAATGAAGGAATCGAACCCTCGACAACCCGGATATAAGCCGTGTCTTCTTCCACTGAATTAATTCCCAAAAATAAAAAAGCACGCCCAAAATAGGACGTGCCATGCATCATCCCATAACTATTCTAGGTTAGCGAACAGAATCCATTTTTCTGTCCGGTACTTTTAATATTCTTTTCAATATATATTTTAACCTATTTCAAACAACTTTTTGTACCATTTTAAAAAGGGCAGATTGCTCCACCCCTTTTTGCTATTTCCCACCAAAATACCTTCTAAGTACTTCTTTTTCTTCTTCCACAATGCAATCCTTTTTTAATCTGTTGCACTGGTCGTATATATACTTTCCGTACTCTTCTAATTTGGCTATCATTGCATTTTTGTTTTCCAATGTAGGATTTTTAATGTATTCTTTTTTAAGCCCTATATAGTCCTCATACTGCTTTATAACATCCATTTTCAATTACCCCATTTAAAATATCATCTGCTATGCCAACGACTTCTTTTCCATAAAGAGACAGAAAATCCGCTACGATTTCCTCTACATCTATTGGAATTTGGCAGTCATATGAAAATGAAGCGCAGTGTACCAACTCATGAGATAGAACTCGCTCTAACAGACTTCCGCTTAATGAATTTGACAAATAAACCTTTCGTGTGTTCCAATCTGTAACACCAAGTGTAATTGTTCCATCTGAACGCATCAAGCATTCACTATTAGGATTTACATATAAAATATTCCATTCAACATCATTGATTTTAAACACTGCGCTCACCTCTTAGATTTTCTGTAACATCATCTGTAATTCATTTCTCCACATCTGCTTTTCTTCCGGGGCTGCATCTGATGTCATTTCAGTAATATCCATCTGCATATCTCGCAAATAATCTTTTCTTGCTTTTGCACGCTCTTTTTTATCTTCCTCTGAATTGCCATGATGGTTTTCTCTGGTCTCCATATAAGTACGTCTGGAAATACCGGCTTTTCCCTCTCTGGAATCTCTCGGATATGATCTATCTCCCATCATTCCGGTATCTGTATACATCCTTTTCAGGTCTTTCTTATCCATGTCTCTCATGTGCTCTGTATCTTCGTAATCATCCGGGTACATGTGATAATATGGTGGCTCATCATATCCTCTTCGTTTTCCTCTGCCCTTAGGTGCAAATCTTCCATCAGCATAACGATACCGGTCGTAATATCTTTTATCATCCCCATACTCTAAAAGCTTCTCCATGATATCTGCTTCGTCCGCTTCGTTCATTGCCTTAGTAATTGTGGCATGATACTCTGCTTCTGACAAATCCTTTATCATGTCGATCACTTCTCCCATTTCTTCTGTATTGACATTCTCAATCCCTTTTTCAATCTCACATAAGGATTTTTCAGCAAGGCATTCAAGCATTTTATGAATTCTTTCAATATGCATATACTAAGCCTCCCTTACTACAATTAAATTACTGTTCTGAACCTCGATAGTCTGTCCAGATGTATTCTGAACCGCTATTGTGCTGCAGCATCCACAAGGAACATCTACATAAACCTGTGCAGATACATTGAATAAGTTTTCTACTGCCGCAGGTGTCACGATCATTCTTGTAGACTGTAATGGCTCTCCGTCAATTGCGATTGCAAGAGAAATAGCTTCCACCGTTCCACCGGTTGGGATCTGGATATTTCCACTATAAGATACAAGAAATCTTGCTTTGCACTGGTTTGTGATTCCTCTTAATTTAACTACTCCGCTTCCCTGTCTGTGAACGATACATTTTGTTCCGCAAACCGGTGTCTCAGTAAATGCGACATCTTCTCCCTGCAGGACAGTCTGTAAAGCATTGGCTGTAAATTCTGACATAATATTTTCCTCTCTTTCAAAAATATAAGGGCAAACATTAAAGTCTGCCCTTTGTGTTTAAGTAATACTGCTATGCAGACATAATCTTGTCGATTAAGATACTTTAATTATTCAGTTGTCTAACATCCGCATCCAGTATTGCAACCACATCCATACGGAATGTATGTGTTAGGGTTTGGCACCTGGTATGCCGGAATTGGTGATGGATTAACAGCGTTGATAATATGATTTGTCTGTGCTGTCATAGCGGTAGTCAAAAGTGCGTTCTGTCTATCCTGTGATGCTGCAAGTCTCAAATCATTATTTTCTGCCTGCAACGTTGCGATCTTATCCTGGCATAAGTAGTCAAGTATCGCTCTTGTTCCGGCATTCTGGCTGTCGATAATATCTCTCGTGTTGTTGTTCATGGTGTTCTGTAATGCGCAAGTGTTCTGCGCCATATTGAAGTTTACACCCTGAATAGCTTCACGAGTTTCGCAGCAACAATTTGCAAGCTGAGACTGAATAGCATTTGCATTCTGCATTCCTGCTACTGTGTCCGCATTAATTGCCTGCTGAATGCTGTTAAATCCTGTCAGCATTCCGTTGTTTACTGCATAAAAGCCATCACAAAGACCATTTGTAATGCCATCAAGCTTACTTATGACTGCTGAATTGTCAAATCCTCTCTGGATATCAGCCTGTGTAGCCGCAGTTGCGGTATAACCGCCACCACCATTACCACCGAATCCATAACCGCCCCATCCACCGAATAAGGCAAAAAGGATAATGAGAACCCACCAACCACCATCGCCCCATGCACCATCATTACGGTTTCCACCAGTAACGGCGGCAATGTCCGCTAAACTTGGAGATGAATTAAACATATGTGTTCCTCCTAATAAAATTTATTTATACATAATCTTGCAAGAATAGTATCAATGTTTAAACTGGCTCATGATTTCTTCCGGGTTTAGACCTTTTTCTTTGCACAAATTTCTGGCAAGCTGTTCCAGCCCTTTACTGTCTCCACGGTTCATCATGTCGAATGTATTTTTCATGATCGGATTATTTGAAAATTGAGAGTTGCTCATCATTTGACTTAATATCATCTTAGGGTTTCCACCGCACTGGATCATCTGCATTAAATTCATTCAGAATCGCTCTCTTTCTTTGCTCTGGTAGTCCTTTGGGACTGAGTTATTTTAGCTTCTATCTGGTCTAATCGCTCCATTATCGGGGCAAACAATGTTGCCGTGTCTTCTTTCTGTAATTCGTTCTGCTTTCCGTCTAGCTGCGGTTTATATGTAACTGTCTGAATAAGCCCATTAGCACTCCACGATTTTATATAAACTTCTGATCCATCTGCTTTCGGGAAAATGGCAAATGGTGCATTCATGGGAACGTCATTCGCTGTGACTTCCTCAACAGAATTAACCATTCTTCCACAAAGTCCAGCTTGTTGCGGAATGATCTGTTGTGGGAATTGCTGTTGAATCTGTTGTGGTTGTTGATATTGAGGATAAGAATACTGGTTATATCTCTGATACTCGTACATAATAAACCTCTCTTTCTATCTTCATTTTATTATTAACAACGCAATTGAACCACCCCAGTAAAACCCCATTAAAAGGACGCAAAAAAGACACCCTTAACGGATGCCTTTAATGAGGAGAAAGTTATGTAAAATGTTGTCCAGTTACCCTAAGAATTTTATGTTGCATTTTTACGTTGATACGTCCTGCTGTCTTCGTTGAAACATGCATAATTTCTGCACATTCTTCAAGAGACTTTTCTTTCTTCCGTAAATCAAAGAGCGTTTCTTCTGTCGGTGTGAAATCACACAATTCTTTTATATGCTCTTTTTCTTCTTTGGTAAAGCACGTAACAATGTTTTTCATTTGCTTTACCTCATTTGGGGGAGTTTCCGGCTATGACGGTGAGTTGTTATCTCGCTTGAATTCCACTGCATTAATTAAAGAAAGGTGGATAACCAAGTATGTATGGTTAACACATTATTATATTAACACATTATTATAATAACATATTATTCCATTTTCGTTGTACCATTTTTTTCGATTTTATTTTTATAAGCCGTTGCTCGTCCATTTGCAACCGCAGACTGTTTTCTATTAAATCCAGAAACCTTCGTTCTATCGCCTTGTAATTGAAGATCATTATTCTTACAGAATGATTGAAGTTTTTTATTCTGCATTCGCAGTTTATATGCAAGTTTATCATATTGAGGTTGCAAGATCTCTTTTACATCTATTTCGGCAATCATATCAAGTTCTTGTTTCTTGGCCATAATTTCACGCTTTGTTTTTCGAATTTCTCTTTCAAGTGATCTCTGCTTCTGCTGCAAATCATAAAGTTTTTGGCTTTCATCTGCATTTATATTCACATTTCCGTTTTCATCAAGGTACTTATTTACCATGTCTTTTCGCCACGGGCCATGTGAATGTCTGCAATTGTATCCGTGAAGTCCTAATAGATTCACAACAGTTCCCGTTCCGGTTTTAGGGTCTATGGTATAACCTGTGCTTTCAAGAAGATTCGGAAATCCTGGTTCGCTCCCGATTATTTTATATGCTTTTCCTTGCCAGTGATCGTGAGATGGAATCCCTGTTGGATCCTTTTTATCATATCTTGCCCCCGGATGCGCTGATACCAGAACATACTCTATTTTATATTGCGCAATATAAATGTTCGTCACTTGTGCCGCAGTCTGATTCATCGATGTGACTATGCAACACCTCACTGCCGCTTCAAGAGAACGCTTCGTTCCAGCAGGGTATTCTACCATAACACCAGATTCTGCATATCTATCCAGAACTTCACAGACTGCACTGCTGTAAGATTGCATTCCAGATGCAACTCTATAATCAACCTCATTTAGCATATTGAGCAAGTCTTTCTGTGTCTGGTTAATGGTTGTTTTTGTCAAATTATCAAGTTCACCGGATGTCTTTATTAACTCTGCATTCATTGCCAGAATTGCCATATTATTTTTTAGAGGAGATATAATATCTGATGCTGATATCTGCGTCAAGACTTCCTTATCATCTGAGAATGATGTCATAACACTATCCCTTAATAATCTGCGAACCTCATTTCTTGATTTTCCAGACATTTCAGATATTCTTTTTACAATCTCTGTGTTATGCAGTCCCATCTGTTGGAGTTTCCACAATTCTCGGTCGGAAGTTCCTGACAATTCACCGGATTTTATCAATCGTGTTGCAATGTCTGATATAATCCAATTTTCAAGATCCTGATACATCTCAACCAGTTTATCAGTTTTTCCGTAAAAGTAATCCGGTTTAAGCATTATCCTTTCCCAACCTCTCTTTTAACAAGATCAATCCACTGCTTACCGTGATTTTCTTTTGCAGTTTCAAACCATTGTTTACCTGTTCCAGGTGTGTGATATTTTAATTCTGTGCCTGTCGGATACTTCTTTTCTCCACGGTTTGCCCATGATCTACCGTCCTCAGTTAAATAAAGCTCGCCTACATACTGATAATGCGCATAGGGTGTATCTACTGTAATTAATCCGGGTTCTTTTATCTGCGTCTTGTTTCTCAAATCGCCCTGCTGCATAGGTGTGTATTTTCTCATGTCATTTACAACCTGTTCATCAAGAACATTCTGCGCATTTCTCAAATTTTCATCTATTCTTTTAGTGTCAAGCTTAATATTAAAGCTTCCAATGACTTTATTATATTTTATATTAACGCATCCCTCTCTATCACTTCTCTAAATAAAACTTAATCGTCTCTATCACAGTCTTTTTCTGCAACTTTACCTGAACCATCTCCGGCGGTTCAGGTTCCGGGATAATATATCCACCTTTTAAAATACCATTTATAGAAAGTTTCGGTATCCCTTGAATTATTTTACTCCTCTCCAAATAGACCACCGCTGTTCCTTTCCGCATCTTCCTTCGCTCTCTCTGCAAACATGGCATCTACTTCATCATCATTGAATCCCTCGTATTCCTTAAGGTATTTACGCTTAGAATAAATACCTTGAATCATTAAATTATATGCTCTTGATCTGTCCTGTTCGAAGCTCGCAAGCAAATCTTTAAAATAAAATATATCTTCGTCCGGTACATCATCATCCAGTGCATCCACATAGCCTGCCGGGATTCCGTAAAGGTCGCAGAATACATTGATTGCATAAATGAGATTTTTCAACGCTGTTTTTATGCTTTTCCGAATATCGTTAATCGTCTCTACAGTCTCATTATCGTCACTTTCAACCTGTGTTGCTGTCAATTTTCCAGACTTTCTATCAAGGATAAACTGCCCCTGTGAGAATCCGCATTTTGTCGAGATCATAGATAGAACGCTGTTAATGTCTGTGATTCTGTCAGAAGTAAGCATGGTCGGGACGTGTTCATCGATCGTACTTTTTGAATCAAGCCCCAATTTCAAGCCTTTAACGAACCGAGGAAGCTCCACTGTTGAGACACGTGTACCACCTTTTCCCTGTTTTGTCAGCGCATTCTCATCAATGAAAGTAATGTGCTGTGAATCCTCAACCTCATTTCCCTTTTTACTCCATGCGATATCGAGATCTCTGAGCTCCATAATTGCATTCGAGAAAATCGAGACACCTTCTGGCGACGAGTAATCGATTGTGTTATTGAATGGAGTTTTTAAATAAGCAAAAAGTGGCTTTTCTATATTCGCAATATGAACGACTTCTTCAATAGAAGACCACTCTGGAACGTCATGCAGCTCTATCTTTTTTCCAAGTGAGTTACTGCTGTTTGACTTGAAAGCTCTGTTCTGGATCTCGTACACGTTCATCTCTTCGCCCTCTTTATTTTTTGAGGTCGTGAAATGATGGTATTCAAGCCGGTAGTAGTACACTTTATCTTTTAAAAGTCGATTAATAAAAATGCATCCTCTTATATCTCCGTTGCTGGTCTTTTCTGTAATCGCAAAGTCCCACGGCATAATATAATCTATCATGTTGTCTGGGTTCATTGAGCCGTTCGGCTTTAAGATAATTCCGCCAACTCCGAGCATATCTTCTACTTTGTCCCGGATAGAAGTGTCAACCATTGCCCTGATGCACTTATTAATAAAATCCGCTCTCTCTGAACCTGTTATGCTAACTGATAAATCCATGCAAGATTTCTTTGCTGTGTACTGGCAGAGAAATTTTGCAAAATTGATTGTACGGATGTCATTGTTTTTCGGATCCACCCAGAAAGGGCTTCCCTTAATTATGTCGTTCCATCTCTGCTGTGAGTTTTCAATCTCCGGAGAAGTGATAAACTCGACATTAAATTCTTTCTCAGCATCTGTTCTAAAAAACTTCATGATCGTCTCCCTTATTTTTTCAAAAAAATTCATTTTTTAATCCTCATAATCGTCGCTGTCTTCTTCTTCCTCATCATCATAAAGACCGTCATTTCTTCGGCTGGTCATGATAATCCTGTTTAATGCATAAATGTTTGCCATGATCGTATCTTCTTCTAAGGTCGGGTATGCATCCGAAAATGAACCATCTGGAAGCTGCTCATGTTCTGCTTTTACAAACTCTTTTTCTGTATTCGGGCATCGCTCTGGATCAATCACGATCTTATTACATCGCTGAAGCCACTCCCAGCAGTAATCTCTGCCTTTTCCGCTTCCCCATCTTTTCTTTGCCCCAATCGCATTGAATCCCCAGTCCTGCATCTCTGCTATTCCGTCCGGTCTGGCTGAATCGCATATAATTTCTACATTCATAAACTTCTTTATCTTTCTGGCAAAGGTAGAGTTTTTACATTTTTTAGAATACACTTCGCCGAAAATGTAAAGTGTGTCCGTTTCGTAATCATAATAATTCTGGCTGAATACCTGTGGGTGTGTATATCCGAAGTCTAAGCCGTGGTTTACTGTATCGAATGTCATTAACTCATCATCCGATATTTTTCTGATTTCTAAATTGTCAAAGATGCCTCCGCCTGTTCCAGTGACTTCTCCGAGATAATTATTTTTATAATATAATGGCTTATGAATCCTGAACCACTCCGCACGTTCGAAGAATCGTTTTCCTAACCATTTCACTGGGACGTTATAATAATAACTGTGGCAGATCCGTGCCTGTGGCTTATTTCTGCATTCTTCGGTATACTCATTCATAAAATTGTTTTTTGACTTCGGAGGGTTGAAGATTTTTATGTCGAGTGCTGGCGTATCTGCTCGCAGAAATGTATCCTCGATGTTATCCATCTGCTCAACTCCTGCCATCTCATCGCACTCCTCGTGGATCAGCATCTTAACGTAGCCAAATGGAACATTAAATGACTTCAAGCTGATAGGCTTATCTGCTCCGGCAAACATGACCATTTGCCCGGTTGGTTTATAAACCGCACACATTGGGGATTGTTTAAAATCCCAGTTATCCAGATCCTGATATCTTATTACTGTTTTCATAAACTGATTATACACCGAGCTTCTTAAGTCGACTTTAAATCTTCTGGTGTATACGACATGCGCCTGTGGATCTTGTCTGATCGTCTCATATGCAAGATTTCCCCAAAAATTGGACTTAATAGAACCACGACCGCCCTTAGAAATTATCTCATGCACATCTATCTCTCCGGCAAAGGCTTCATGTACTGTCCTGTAAATCTCCACAAAGTCGGATGTGATGTCTGTGATCGGGATAGTCCAGAGTGCTGCCTTTTCTCTCTTCTCTTTTTCTTCTGCTTCAAGCTTATGCTTTTCTGCAATCGCCAAAGCTTTCTCCAGTCCATCCATAGCCTTAAGCTGATCCGAGAAATCCGGGGAGAATCCGAGACCGTCCACAACTTCGCCCTTTGCGATTTTACTTCTGCGCTCCTGGATCTCTGCTAGTGACATGATATCACGGTGCTGTTCTTTCTCGATTTGCTCCATTTTTTCCGCTATATATTGCGAAATGACAGCTTTTGACAGCTGTTTTTGAGCACTTCGATTTGCTCCATTTTTACTATATCCTGCGCTTATGTATGCCTGTGTGGCATTACCGCCATTCTTTATATATTCATCTGCAAAAATTTTCTGTTTCGGTGTGAGTTCTCCCTTCATCCGCTCACCGCCTTATAAATATCAATCAAACAGAAAATAATATCTGTGATAGATGCCGTTTTGAGAATCTCATAATCTTCTGTTTTCCATTCTTGTTTGTTTTTCTTAAAGGTGTACACCGGTGTGAGGATTCTGTAAATTGTGATCATGCGCTTCTGGTCTGCACTGTAAAATTGATTTTGATTTATTTTTACAATCAGTCCGCACTGTACAATCGCAGTTTGAAGCTTTTTCACTTTTCCTTTTAAATTTGCCAAGGCGCACACCTCCCATCATTTTACTTATAATTTTATTATAAGATATTTTTTAACTGTTTTTGTTCCATTTTTAGGCATAAAAAAAAGCGGCTATATTTCAAGCCGTTTTTTCTCGTTTCTTCGTTTTTCTCTTTCTCGTTTTCTTTTCAGCCTCTCCTCTTCTGACATTTTCTGTTTTCTCGGTTTTCTCTTTTTTCTCTCCGGAAATCCTTCTCGCGCCTTATTTTCTTCGCTCCATTCTAATAAGTACCATCCTTTATACTGAGCACTCCCACTTTTATGTTTTCCGAGCAAATATCTTTTAATGTCTCTTATTCCACTTGAAAAAAGATCCGGTTTAATTGGGCTTATGATATCCTCATTGTCAATTGCCCATTTTTTTAAATTGTTAATTCTGTAAACATCACCTCCTGGCGACTGGATCACCCAGCTTTTCGCATTTGCATTTGTGTCTTTTCTGCCTGTGTTCGGCGATTCTTCATATCCGGCATGTGCTTTTTTTAAAACTTCTTTATTCTGCTCACTCATTCCGTAAAAATGCCGAAGCTTCGCGGAACACTCTCTACTGCATGTTCTTTCTGTTCCTGATGGCGCAGAGTAAAATTCTTTTCCGCAAATTACACATTTTCTCATGTTTCTTTGTGCTTCTGCTCGGCATTTTACCGAGCAGTATAATTTATTTCGTCCTTTTTCTTTTCCGCAAACTGCGCATTTCCCTGACATTTTTTAATCCTCTAAATCAAACTCGTCTGTCACATCGACAATTTTATAAGACTTCTCATAGTCGATCATGTCCAGATCCTGATCTGGAATCACTTCAAAATAAACCTTATAAACTTTATCGTCATGAACCATGTACTGGTAAAACTCATCACCATCCCAGCACTCTGCATTTCCGACAATTCTTATTTTATCATAATTTTCAATATCGCCGTTTTCAGATTCTACTGTTAATTTCTGTAATGGGAATTTTCTCAATTCTCCATAATTTTCCTCTAACCATTTGTTAAAAAGCTCTGTTCTACTCATTTTTTTATCTCCTTTTTTAATTAATGCTCTAGGTTTTTACTGGTCAATTTCCGGTAAAAATTCTCCGGTGTGCAATTCTTCCGCAACGATCCTGTACGCTTTTCGGATTGTGCTGGCTCTATTTACCAGATACTCCAAACCCTGCACGTCTTTTTCTTTCCAGTCTCCCATGTACTCGGCTTTCACTTCGTCATCAAGATTAATAAAATCCATGATGTCTGTGTCATGTCTGTTTTCAATTTCCTTCATGAGTTCATCCAACTTCTTATAACATTTTCTTAATTCTTCCATAGTTTTATTCACCTCTAAGCTCTTTCTCTTAATTCTTTAACTGTATATCTTTTATGCCACTGCTTATATTTTTCAAATGGGTTCTCTTTGCTCCAGTCTTTTTCTGATCCGTTTACATTTTCAAAATAATTCTTATCTCTCTCGTATAAAAGATGTAAAAGATCCTCACGTTTCATTTTATTGATTTCTGTTTTTGAATAACTATAAATGTTTTTTAATTGTTCCATTTTCTTTTCCTCCGTGTGTTGTGTTTTCCTTGTTTCTGATATTATAATACACCTTTTTTAGTGTAATCTCAATGCTTTTTTACATTATTTTTAAAGTATTTTATTTTTCTGTATCTTCTACATATTTTATTATATTACCCGGCTGCATATCCAATATATCGCAGATCTTTTCGAGTGTTTTTATTCCTACCATTTCGCCTTTTCGCAATGATTGGATTGCGCTTTCTCCTACGATCTGCTCTTTTCTAAGCCGTGTCGTGTTATATCCGCTTTCTTTCAGCGTTTCCAATACGTCAATTTTATAAGTAAGCATCTGCGCACCTCTCTTTCGTATTTATTATATACCTGAGACATTTTTATTTCAATTAATTTTACACCAAAAAAATACACAATTATTGCTGATATTTTTACACTTATTTTGGTGTATTTGTATATTGATATTACACTGTTTTTAGTGTATTATAATATTAACAAAGGAACAGGAAAACAGAAAGCGAGGAAAACGAAATGAAAAATTTAAGCGAATGTAAAGAATATTATAAAGATTTATACATGGATTGTTTGGAAAATGATTCATTTGAAAAGAGCATTTTTGAAAGCACTGAAAAAGCTCGATATGAAACATTCTGCGAAACATTAAAATTTATCTATTGCGCAGATTTTGAAAACATTATGTCGAACTGGTCAAATGATGCATTGAAAGAATTTTATTCAAGAAAGTAAGTCGAAACCGCCGCCCGGCGGTCTGTAGGAACTGCCCCACCTGCACCGATGAGACAGGGCACGCAATGAAAGGATGGTTGATTTTATGACGAAAGCAGAACTTATGAAAGAATTTAAAGAACTAGAAGAAGAAAAGCGAGCGCATATCGACGGCATTCACTGGAATAGTAAAAAAAGTGAGATTGAAAACGCTATAGAATGCTTAAAATGTCCGGATGAATTGTTAGAAAAATATCTCATTGTTTTATCATTGAAATATGAAAACACCGGGCGGACGATCGCTAATAATGGAGATTTTAAGCATCACAGCTATAACAGGCTTTATGTATTTAACACGGCTAGACAGATTTTAGCAGATTAGGTAAGCGGCGGCGTTTACCGGTGTTCGATTCCCCGGATTGCCTTTACCAAGATCACTGGGGAAAATTTAGAATGTGGAGGAATTGAAAGTATGAAAAAAGAAAAATTTGAATTATTTATCGTATATCTTGGAAACTGTTCCTGTCGATGTAATATTATACGTCGTACATCTCGATTGTGACATATTTGGTAAAATCGAATATTTGAAAAAAAGTATGTTATGAAAAATCATACTTTTAGAGCCGCTGCAGAGGATGACCGCCGGATCACTTCCGGCGGTTTTTTTGTGTGCGTTTTTTTATTTTTATATCCAGCATCTGCCTTGCATATTTTTTCAATACAGCCATTTTTATGCGTGCGTGGTATTTTTATCCTATGCGTGATAAGAAATCCGTCTATGCGTGCCATGCGTGCGTTATGCGTGCATTTTAAATAATATGCGTGTGTCTATGCGTGAATCAAAGTATTATGCGTAGCTGTCCGTTACTTTCTTCTTCGTACAAGCTCCGGCTGTTGAGCATCCTTAATGCCATTTTCTTTTTTCTGTAAAAATGCGTGCGTGAAATCGGCATAATCCCAAAGCGTGCTTCCATTTTGTCATATGAGATATTATTTAAAATTGATTCTGCTATTTTATCGCCCAGGTAATTGTCTATGCGTGTGCATATCTCTATCGTTTCCTCTCTGCTCATTTTAAACATCTCCCCATGCGTGACAACTATGTTTCTTACACCATTATACCATATATCAGTTTATAAAAACACAATATATTATCGTATTCATGCAACATTATTGTATATTTTTACCGGCATATTTCAGCCGGCAAAAATATCAATATTCAGTTCTTCATGTCAAAAAAATCAAAAATGGCTCTTAATACTCGTCCAATTGTTAGTGGAATTATGGAAAGTATCCAGGCAATGATAATGAGTAGTAATATCGGCCAGAATGCTATCTGTGCCAATGTATCCGCATTTGGTGCAGTATCATCCTCTAAAAATCCAGCAAATACACATCCGATGAACGCATATATTATGATTCCTATAATAATCTTCATTTCGTCACACCTTCTTTCATCCGTTAAAGTTCAGTTTAAGTGATTATTAATAAAGTTCTATAGTATCTCCAACATGTCCGTCCTCAATTTCTCTTATATGAAATTTCCCATCATTTTCAGCTTTCGCCTTATCATATAATTCACCAAGGATCCTATTCACTGATAATTCCTCAAGCTGTTCTCTGTTTCCGTGAATTCCATTTTTCATTTTTTTGTATCCTCCATTAATTTCTAATTAATCCGCATAAGACAAATCATCTTTGATAAATTCTACAAACTGCTCTTCAAATTCTCCCATCGAAGATATGTCGAATTCATCATCTCCAAGTTCTAAAAAGGCTAATAATTCTGCCTTTAATGTTTCACTGTCCAAATTTGTTAAATAATCCATACTCGTACCTCCATTAAATTCTAATTTACATAAAATATTTCAGCCATTTTCATTCTGTTTTCATAGTCTTCATTGGCTTTGTCGACTTCCTGTTTGCGGCGGATTGCTGCGTAATCCCTCAAATTATATATAGCAATTCGCTTTGCCTTACTTGGTTTTAAGCTTTTTCCACTCACAATATCATTTAAACCCTGACGTGACAGTTCCGTTATCCTACACATTTCTTCTACTGAAACGCCGAATTTGTTTGCAAATTCTTTCGCTTTCATATTGTTTTTATCCTTTCTCTTTACATATTTGCTACATTTTGTAAATTCTAAGTTAACTATTTTATCTCCTGCTCAATATTTAAGTTTCTAAACATTGCGCACATCACATCCACAACAATACTGTTTCCAAACTGCTTGTAAAGTTGCGTGTTGCTATTGACTGCTGCCATCTTGGAAATATCTTCATCAGATACTCCCATCAACCGTCCGCATTCTCTTGGTGTCAGCTTTCTGATACGGTACTGCGTAAATACTTTTGAATTTGCATCTCCATGCGTTCCGGCAATCAGTGTGGGAGATATACCACTATCGGAATAAACCGTTCCGCACTGAGAACCATCATTTGAAATCTGACCTACTTTTTCAATCCGTACAATCTCTTGATTTTGTGCGGTTAATGTAGGACACGTATTGCCATTATCTTGCACACACCCTCTTCTTGTCTGGCTTTCTGGATAGCTTGCGTCAAAGCATCCACCAACTTCACATTCAATAGAACCACTTTTTGTGGCCTGCTTAATCAGAACCATATTGTCCTTCTGCACACTTGTTAAACAGTTACTTGTGCCTTGCATATTTATTTCTAACCTCTGTTCCGTTGGACTTCCAGTAGTTCTATCCGATGGATTGTCCGGGTTTCTGCCACGCATGGCAACTATCTGGCTTTCAAGTATTTTCGGCTCTTGATTACCACCTTGCATTGTACTCAATGTTGGACTACACCCCCCTACATCATAAATTCTGTTGGTACTCTCAAATTTTGCTTCAAGAGAGCCTAAAACATTTACATCTGCCATAACTACTCCTAAATCATGTTGTTCAGCTTTTACACATCTTGCAATCGGATACACACCTCTCTGAAAATCTGCTGTTACTCCAGTGTATATGCTTCCTATTACTTCCATCGAATCACTCCAGTATCATTCTTGGCTCTTTATATTCTCTTGCCGTAATAGATGGTGCCGTATCTCTGTATGTTCTTATTGCACCATCTTCTAATCCACTCATGCTTGTATCAATACAGATTTTCTGCAACCATGTTTCCGACTTGCTGTTGGTTTGAGATTCCGCAACCATGTTTCCGACTTGCTGTTTGTTTGAGATTCCGCAGTCATATCTTGCCGTGATGCAGTTTGCAATGTCTCTTCGCTGTGGATTGCAGATTGTTCCGTCAATGCTGCTCTGCTCTGCTCTGCTCTGCTCTGCTCTGCTCTGCTCTGCTCTGCTCTGCTCTCAAGATTTTGCTGTGGCAGTGTTCCGTTGTCAATAAGCTGTTTTATCAGCTTTTCAGCCTTTTCATTGTTGATATAATATTTCTCGTCCACATCATCTTCAAGGTAATCTTTCAACCTTTTTTTCAGCGGTATCGGCTGCGGAAAACGGTAGTTGTATTCTCCCAAAAAGCAAAACATAAAGCATCTTTCACGGTTCTGTGCAACTCCGTAGTTCTTTACATTCAAATCCTGCCAATAACTCACATATCCAAGGCTTGTTAGAAAATCGATCCAGTTCTGAAAATCTTCCATATTTGCATTGGCATGGACCTGCGGTACGTTCTCCATGAACAGAATCTGTGGTAATTCTCCACCACCATCCCTTATCTCTTTCAGAATCCTTTCTACTTCCCACAAAAGACCAGACCTGGTCCCACTTCCTTTTTTCATGCCTGCTTGTTTCCCGGCAACCGATAAATCGGTACAAGGAAACGAGTAAGTAAGTAAGTAAAGAATTCTGTGTCGCAGATATCCAAATCTTCCGCATGAACCTTAGTTATATCCATTGTTGGAAAATTTGTTCCATGCACTGCGTTATAGCTTGCTATGGCATATTTATCAAATTCTACAACTCTATAATGTTCAAATTTTGCACCAATTCTTTTCAGTGCCATTGCCTGCGAACCATATCCGGCAAACAGTTCAATTAATCGTATAGGCTTTGTAATCCGTATGGGTTCACGTATCATGTCAAAAATGCTTATCTGATTCTGACATTCGTAATCAAACTTATCTAAATCACTCATTTTTTTCAAGGAGACCACATATGCTTCACTTTGGCAAGAGTCTCTGCTCCTTTCTGCTTTATTCTTCTTCCTCTTTAATCGTTGCGATTTCTGCGTTTAAATTTCTGCTCATGGTAGATAAAATTTTTACAATCATTTCGCTTTTTGTCTTATTATCAACATATTCGGCGGCTTTCTTTTTCGCTTCAAGCTTGTCCCGGTATTTATCGTACTGTCTGGAATTGATATATCCAGCTTCGTACCAGCCGAATATGTCATCATTTGAATAGCACTTTTCGCCTTTGATCGTCACGAAAATCTCATTTACCTTTTCACGTTCTTTTTCTGCTTTGGTCTGATATTTATCTCTTAGCTTCTGTATTTCTTTTCTGATTGTCTCCAAGGCTGTTATTTCTACATTGCTCATTTTTACACTCTTTCCGGTTTCTCACACCGTTCAAATTTTATTACCCACACCCACGGATTAGCATTCCATCCGTAGCGGTCAAGGTCGGATTTCTTGATGGTAGAATCCCAGAGTCTTGAAAAAGCATATCTTTTTTCTTCTCCATTCAACACATGAGGATATTCCACCTCTACACCCTCTCTGCAAATCTGCTCCGATGTGATTTCCTGCAACCGCTCCACCCTCACATCCGTAACCTTAAGCCAGATACGTGCGGCTTCTTTCGGCATGTGGATGGATGGTTTCCACTTTGTAACATCGGCAATGTCATTTCTTTGCCAATCTTCGTAGTAATAGTATCCGTTCGGCGCCTTTTTCCATGTTTCCCGGACATACAGGATATCGCCCGACTCGCAAGGCAACTTAAAAAATTTCTCTCCATACCCATCTGCAAATGTACCTCTACACGATATGTACCCTTTAGGTGTAAAAGCGGTATATCCCCATACTGCATCATCAGGAATAAAGCCTTTTACAATTCTTCTCGTTGCATCTTTTCTCCCGTCCAGAATCGCCCGAACCATTTCCGTATTGAATAAAATCGGCTTAATTGCCATCTACTCCACCGCCTTTCATGATCTCGATTGCATGCTCATAACTTCTTGCTTTCTCTTTCCCCAAATTACTGTCGTATGCATTCTCCCAAAACTTTCTCTCATTTTCCAACTGCTCCACAACCTTGTCCGGATCATAGGCGGTCGGCATATTGTTAATCACATCTTTTACTGCATCATAATCTTTCATGCTTTCAAGACGTCCACTTAAGTTGTCTAAAACCAACCCAGCATCAATCAGTCTTCCCATCGTTCGCCCTCCTGTTCCAATCTGTAGTTGCTTTCGTTCGCTCGTCTCTCCCTGTTCTGATTCCTCCTTCCTGATCCATGTACATCTCACATTCATAGCTTTTTGGAAGTTCTGTTCCGCATTTCATACATTTGATTTTGAACATTACCCCAACATCCGAATGTAATGGCTTATTTCTAATGGTTAAGAACATTGCTTTTCCACCGCAGAACGGACATGGCTTAAGGCTTTCACTCATTCTTCATCACCCCAATCAATTTTTCTTAAACAATTTGGACATCCATAAGGTTCTTCTACTTGATGCCCACAATCTGGACAATAACCAACATGTTCTTTATGTTTCTGGTATCCAAAATAACTATTCGTTACATGCATTGGTTTTTTTGCTGTCTGCTTCTCCATCGCCTCCCGGCATTCTTCCGAAGTGCCGATTTCTTCATATTTCACGCAATTTTCAATAACCTGTCCGACTGTTCCATTCTTTTTAGCAAGGTAAACATATTTCATAGCTGCTTTTAATTCTTCTGGTGTGCCGATTGTCCGGTACTCTTCCCATTCTTCTTTATCCTCATTTGTCAGAATGCAAAATCCATCATGCTTTTCCCCTTTGAACACTGTTTCGATAAAATGCTTCATTAACAAGGGGATGTCTACATTTGCATGATAATTTTCCTTCAAATCTTTTTCGATTTTCCGGTATTTCTGGATTTCTTTCAGTGCCTTGATTGCAACATTACAAGCCTTTTCTCCAATAGTACTTTGATACGCTCCATCTGCTTTCACTGATACCTGCTTGCCAAAATCTTTCAAAACCTCAATTGCTTCATTCTCCGTCATTTCACACCTCCAACAGTTCCGGGTTATCAATCATGTTGCCGATCACTTCAAAATTCTCTGAATCAAAATCATCCAGTTCCTCGTAGTAATCACAGCCCGGCTCATTCGTACACCATCCGTTTTCATGCCACACGACACGCTTTCTCGTCTCATCTTCTGGAAACTCAACGTCGATATGACCTGAAAGAATATCATTCTCAAAAATCCGTCTGCCGCTTTTATCATTAAGTCCTGTGCACTGGCAAATAGTTGATGGGTCTATCTCGTAAACAGCTTTTTTACTTGCGAAAACCGGTTTAAAAATAAGCGGTCTTCCTGCAAGTTCATAATAACTACCAGACATCCATTCTCCGTCATCAATGCACTTTCCGCGGAATAAATATCTATCTTCCATCACGCTCCACCTTTCTTCCTTTGATCTGCTCCAACATAATTCTCGATACCTCTGGAAGTCTTAAACTTTCCATGCATCCATTATGCAGATTGCTTTCCTCATTCCACTTTGCCACCGGACATTTATTACAGAGAGTGTTTGTGCAGAACTCTCCAATCTGCCGTATAGTCAGTTCCTTATTTGTTATGTGCGCCATTTCCCTTCTCCATTTCTTTCAACTTGGCTTCGGCTTCCTCTTGTGATAAAAACCAGGTTTCCTTGTACATTTTTTCTGGCAGGATTCGGTCTGTACCATATTCCCGATCTTTGTCACACTCCATGTACCATCCTTTTTCTGTAAAAGTAATCAAGGCTACTTTCTGATGATAAATTTTATTGTTCTCCGGGTGCAGACTTAAAATATTTAATTCATAATTGACTTTGCTAGGAATTATATATACATCTGAGCCAATTCCACACGGCAACCGCAGAAGTAATCCCTGCTCCTCGGCATCCTCATAGGCTCCGAGTTTTTCACAGGCATTTGTCATATTCTCACAATTGTCGCACTTGCTACTTGCTCCAAGTCCATTGCACTTTTCAAAACATTTTGGAAAGTAATATGAGCCAACATCGTTTTTCTCTGTCAATCTCTTCATGCTATTCCTCACTTTCTGTCTTAAGCCAATCCAAAACACATGATTTGCAAGCCTCTTCAGGATGAGAACACTCCTCTACGCCCATGTGTTCTATGCAACTTCCAAATAATACTTCTGCCAACTCCTCATCCGTCATGCTTCTGATCCGGTCTGCATTGGTCTGTGGCTTCTTAGACATGCTTTTCATACACTCCATCATATTTCTACCTCACTAAATCCGTTATTTTAACAGATACCCCTTTATATTTACCGGTGCGACAATACTCTGCGGTATCAAAAAACATAATGCATCCATCGTCTTTTCCGGTATCTTCACTTCCTACAAGTGCTATGCTTACACCGTTTCTTATCAGTGTATTTTTTAACAACATCAGTACCGCTTCTATCTCCTGCTTGTTTTCGTCTGTCATTTCAACTGTACACTCCTCTTTTTTCTACCTCTCTTTTCGAATTTATCGCACATTCCTACCGGACAGCCGCGTCTTAATCCTGTCTGTGAATACTATCCACACATGACCTCTGTTTGACTGTGCTTGTATGAGTAAATACATTTACGGCAGTATTTTATGCTTGTCTTTATCATCTCTCCCATGTTAATAATCCTTATTTCACCGCTTTTCCTGTTACAATATCCCAATTTTCATCCTCAATAAACTGATTCCGAATAATCTCATCCGTCAGATAGTGCTCCTTACTCTTTGGCTGCTTGCGCCAATAGGAATCAATGTAATAGGCAACCCAATTCATAAATTCTTCGATTTTGGCATTTGAGAAACGGTAAGAATCTTTTAATGTCGGAATAGTCAGATACATTGTGGAGGCAAGCGCGCTCTCGATATTCCGATCTGCGCCAAGCACTGCCCGTCCATTTTTTATATCTGCCATATACAATTTTTGTGACATTGGGATTGATTTTACCCACTTGACCACATCAATTTTCTTTTTACGGCAATATGCCATCATGCTCTCGCTCGTTACCGCTTCGTCATCATCGTCCTGCCAAGATTTCCGACGCTCAACGGTTTTGCTATAAAAATTCGTGACCTGCTTAAACGTCATATCAAACTTGTCATACAAAATGGCTGTAAAAATATATCCCATGTGATTCGCGATATTATCTCCTAACTGGCATTTTGCTAATTCCTGCTTATAAACACTCGATGGAATCACCCTTTTTCTCTGCTGTACGCTATGCATTTGTCCACCTTCCTTTTAATTTTTATTTTTATTTCCGCTCGCTATCACTTTTTCAATGATTTCCTCCTGCATCCGCTCTGCGATATGATCCCGGACTGATTCTTCTGGAAATGCGATCTGATATGTCCGCTCCTTGATCCGGTTCGTGATCCGGTCATCATAGGATATTTTGTCCAGCGGATCATTACTCGTGAAAATCGTTACCTTCTGGTTTATGTACCGCTCGTTGATGATCTGATACATTTTGTCGTTGATCCATGCCGCCGGTGCTTCCACACCAAAATCATCAATGATCAAAATATCCGTTGTGGAAAGTGCATCTAAAAGCTGGCTTTCACTGCCTGCTGCATCCCTGCGCCATGTATTCTTAATTTCCTGCAGGATGGTCAGTGATACTGCAAATTTGACTGTGTATCTTTTCATCAGTTCATTTGCAATCCCGGCAGCAATCCTCGTCTTACCGCTTCCCTTTGTCCTCGACCAGATATACAGTCCCATGCCTCTTTCCTTCCGGCTCTCAAAATCATCCAGATAGGTTTTTATGATTTTACAGGCATCTGACACCATCTTTTTACTTTCCTGCTTCCTGTACACATCCATTCGAAACGATCTCAGATCCATCCCACGGAATGCCTCCGGTATATCTGCGAATCGCAACCGCCTTGACATGACCGCTTTCTCACGGCACTTACACGGTACTGCTATTTCAAATCCGTCTTTTATTTTCAAGATCCACTCCCGACCTTCGCAAATTGGACACACATCAGAATCCTTGGAAGTCTCCGGTGTCTCCGCATTCCTGCATAAGTTCGTTGAGTGATTTTTCATGCGTTCCAGTATCTCTTCCAACTGGTCCATCGTTCTCTCCTTTCAGATACTGCATAAACAAGTTCTCTCGTAAAAAGTTCTCCGGCTTTTTAATATACCGTTCTGCTGTTTTCTCCCGTCTGCATATATCTGCATAATTCTGTGCGGCCAATACCAGATCATCTTCCGGTACACCAGCCAGTACCGCATTGCAGTATTCAGTTTCAACAAGACAGCCAGTGCACCGTTTCGGATAGGCCGCGGCAAACTCTCCGAATTTTTCCACGGGGGATATAGGGGGTGTATTTTGTTTATGTTTATGTCTTTGTTTATTAATAGGTTCACTTTGTGGTTCAAACTGTGGTGCAATTTGCAGTTCACTTTGTGGTTCATCTTGTGGTTCATTTTTACTGTAATTTTGAACCACAAGACTATTTATTTTATATTGTGCCGCAAGATTACCACCGCGCGATTTCCATTCGATGAACCCATCTGTAGCAAGTTTGTTTCTCGCTCTCTTTAATGCTGATGCATTTAATCCAGACCGAAGTCCAAGGACTGACGAGGCTACCGTAAACGTATCTGGCCACCCTGCTTTATTCGCTATGGACATTAACGCATGCCATAAGGCGATTGCAGTGTTGGGCTGCGGGTTTAGTTCGAGCCTGTCGTAAAATGCTTTTATCTCAGCTAAATAGTTCAAGTTTCCACCTCCCGAATCCGAACTTCAATCCGTGGATTTTCAGCATCTATACGAAATTCATCAGAGAATCCACAGATCTGCTCCCAGCCATCATTTTTTAATACATGGCAGTTAACTAATGCATCCTGGATCACTTTTCTGCCGAATGACGATATATTGTCCAGATCACGCCTTTTATTCTTTTCCACCCACAGATATTCCATAAATACTTTTTTATTGATATTTACGTCTCTCAGGCACTTTCTGATGTACACAGAAACAATAGCTTCATTCTGCTTTTTCATCTCTCCGCCTTTATATCTGCTTGACTTATCCGCACGGATAAAATCATTCAGATTATCCAGTCTCTCTGGAATGATTAGTAAGTATTCCAATCTCACGCCACCTTTCAAATGTCATTTTCATCGAGAGCCGCTTCTTTAGAACCGCTCTAGCTCTATGTAAATCTTTTGCAAGATATTCTTGAAGTTCTTTCTCATCCACCGGATCACCGGGGACTGGTCTGTAATAACCATTGCCAACGTTAATGATGCAGTCACCTTCGTTGTTCGCACTCTCGACCATTTTTCGAAACTTTCTGTCTTTTACCGGGTTTGACATTCTAGCCATTGGCTCTTTGTGTCCATAGGGAATATCGTTGATCGTATTCATTAATCCCCTTTCTTCTCCGGGACTAACCCCGGAGATAATAACCAGCTTCCAATAATTCGTGATATATTATTTTCTGCATGAATAGGTTTCTTTCTGCCGGACGGCAAGGTGTTCCAACCCTATAACCACGACTTTCCAAAAATACTTCTGAACTCTTCTCTAGTACCGTAATGAGATTCAAAATATTCCTGCGCCATAGTTTTTAATTTAAAATCAATTTCTTTTGCATTGGCGCCTCTCTGCGCTCCGTTAGGATGCAGATCCGGTCTGAGTGGAATAACAAAACCATACTTTTCACTGTTTTTACGGTTTGAACTTCCAAAGATATGATGTCTTTCCACTGGATATGCTCCAGTAAAATAACAGTGATCCATATCATCCGTGAACACGCTCCAAAGCTTTTTACTCATGTTCCCCACTCCTGCTTCATACGTTCCAATTCATCCGGTGTAGCTGTCTCAATGCCAAGTTCCTTTGCTTCTTCAACAATCCGGTCTATAAAGTGGCTCATTTCGACAGTATCGTATTCGCTAGATCCTTTGATCATCAGATACGAAGCAAATTTCCCATTGTCTTTAATATATTTCCAATGACCATCAACCTTTGACATGTCAACTGATTTTTTCACTGTAATCGTGATATATCCGTCTTCATCTTCATAGAACGCTCCGTATTTCTGCAACATTTCCTCATAGACTTCATCCTTGCTGGAATAGATGTCTTTGCTATTGGCAATATTTGTCATGAGCACCCATGCATAAGCATTGGCATCAATACTTCTTTTCTGACGATACTTAACTGCCTTAATCTGCAATAAATCATCCGGTTTTAAATGCTCAATCTGCTTTGCTGCTGATGCGTCAACCTCAAATGTAAGGATGATGCCTTGTCCATTGAATGTACGGATCGCTCCGGTCAGTTTTCCTGTAGTATCCATAAGCTACTCTTCTTTCTTTTTCTTATACCAGCACTTAACCTGTTCAATGATCTTAGCAGCCATTTCACTTGATAGATCTGAAGTCTTTTCAAAATGATATTTTTCTTTCAGCGTTTTCCAGATATCATTGGATGTAGCATTCTCACACATATCAGAATACGCGCTTACAAAATCTGTCATTGTCCTAAGCTGTTCTACGGTTGCTGGAACAAAATCATTTTTAGGTTCTACAGTATGGCTTTCTGAATCTGGATCCTGCATATCTTCGGTAGGAAGACAGAACACTTGGAAACAAGCATATTTAAACGCAATCGCCATAGCTTTATTCGTTGCCTTATCTCCTGAATCCATGCCCTCACCGATTGTTACCGCCGTGATACTGCTTCCATCTTCCGCATAAAAGGTATATTTAATCTTGCAGACCGAATAGATCAGCGTTGCACCTTTTATGGATTTTCTTTCTTCTCTGGTCTGTTCTAAGACCTCTGGAACGATAAATATATGATTGTTGACCAATGCCGGATTTATCGCATTCATCACCGCATCAATTCCGCGGTATTTAAACCCCTGCGACTTATTCAAATCATTTTTTCCAACCGCACCGATTTCTTCCATGCACTTTGATATTGCCTGGTATATGTTCATCTGTTTTGCTGTCTCTGCCATTATCGTAATCTCCTATACTTAATTTCTAAGCTGCGCATCTGTGCTTCCAACTGCACGATCTGGAACGGATCAGCAACAACCTCATAAGTAACTACGTTGTTTGCTGGCTTCGGTTCTACAAATTTTTCTTCCGGTACATTATCTGTAATTGGTGTTTCGTTCACTGCAATATCCGGTTCTGAATTTTTCTCGGACTCATTACGTGCTTCCTCTTCTGCTTTTCTTTTGGCTTCCTCTTCCTGCCTACGCAAAATCTCTTCTTTCTGCTTCTGATACTGATTCATGACCTCAATAGCATCTGATAATTCTAAGGTTGCCTTATATTTCTCAATTCCTTTATCCTCAAACTCTGATTCCATGCTGCGGATAATACCGAGGTCTTTTTCTACATGATCCACTCTCTCTGTAATGGTTTCTGTGATTGCTTTCTTTGTAGTGGTGGCATTCTCCCACTTGCTGTCATAAATTCTCTGTAAAGGAAGATATCCGCTCGCTTCCACATGCTCTGCCATGATCTCCGTATAAATTTCAGAAATCAGCGCTTTCTTTTCTTCCACACGCTTGCGCTCAAATTCTTCCACCTGGTTATTAATAAAGTTGATTGGTTCATCAATCAGATTGTCCAGTTCCTTTACCTGCGCTTCAAAATTGGTGTAAGGAATCATAAAAGATTTCTTCACTTCCAGCTTTTTATCGTTAACTGATTTTTTCAGTTTTCTAAGACTTGCAATTGTTTTTTTGGCTTCTGTCTTGGATTCCTCCGTGAAAATCATATTTTTATAAATTTCCAGCTCGGAATTAAGTTTTTCCTTAATCTCCTCAAAATTAAAACCAATAACACCATTTTTCTGCTCAACATTTACTCTGATTTCTTCCATCTTTCTTTTATCCTCTCTTCCTCTGATTCAATATCTGCCAGCTCTTCACGTCTGGCTTGTTTCTCATATAATCTGTGGCGGCGTTCTCTGTCCCTCTCGTACTCTTCGATCATATCGAGACTGTCCGGTATGTAATCACTGTACATTTCCTACCTCCACGGACTTAAACACGGTACCTGACAATTTCCTCTTTCTGGTCGTCTCCAATAATGATTTCCAGAACATTTTTGTCTAAGGTAAATATTCCACGAATATCTCCGTCTGCCGTAAGTCTTACACTTCCATCTTCCAGACCAAGGTTTTCAAGTAATGTCGATAAATCCTTAAGTCCGTCAATTAACTTTCCGGCATCCGTTCTGCATAATCTAGTTGCTGGCATTTAAAAATTCCTCCATTTCCATCTGTCTGAAATCTGTAGCTAAAACCATGTATCTGACCGCTTTCTCTTGCTGTTGATTCATGTACTGCTCGTCCCGGCATTCTTCACACATGTTTCCTTCGCCTGGATCTAAACTGCATCCACAGATTCTGCATTTTCTGTAAAACATAAAATCACGCTTTCCTAAAACCTAACTACGTGTTACAATAAACGCAGAAATACTTTTGTATTCCTACGTTTAAATAGCACCTGCGTTCGCCAAAACATTCAGGGTGCTATTTTTTTGTCCTCAAATTCCACAAGGAACTCAACATCAGCGTCAAGCTTGTCATTCCTTCGGATCATGTTAAAGTCTGCTTTCCGCTTTTCTTCCCGGAGTTTCTCAACATCAATGATAACAACTCCAATAAGTGCAATCACCGCACCAAGAGACATTGAAATCAGCAGAAAAACATAATACGTTCCATCCGCATCGAGCATTCCACCAAGAAACAGAATCCCAAGTCCAATAGATATAAAAACTTTTGCCACATTTTTCATGATTTTTTGTTTTCCTCTTTTACGATCTCGTAATCACATTCGCTGGAAATTTTTATTTTTTTATTTTCGCTGTCTCTGGAGATGGAGTTGTCCCTCATATTCTGCACCGTGGAGTTGCCCCTCATATTCTGCACCGTGGAGTTGCCCCACATATCCTGCACCGTGGAGTTGTCCATCATATCCTGCACCGTGGAGTTGTCCATCATATCCTGCACCGTGGAGTTGTCCCTCATATTCTGCACCGTGGAGTTGCCCATCATATTCTGCACCGTGGAGTTGCCCATCATATTCTGCACCGTGGAGTTGTCCCTCATATCCTGCACCGTGGAGTTGCCCCACATATCCTGCACCGTGGAGTTGTCCCACATATCCTGCACCGTGGAGTTGTCCATCATATCCTGCACCGTGGAGTTGTC